ATGTGTGGATAATATGAGAATCAGAAAAGCTACCACAAGTGAAATAATCGCGTGCTTTCATAAGTACGCCACCATGGATGACTGGCTGCCGGTCACAACCAAACCCGCCCGAGAGTTCGCGAAAGCAGTAATCAAGTCAAACTACTTCATGAGAGTCGCGGAAGACAACGGCGAAGTTGTGGCCTTCTTGTATGCCGAACCAGAAGAGATTCTTCACATGTCTTTCCCGGTGTACAAGCAAAAGTATTACTGCTCGTGGTGCCCCGGCATGAAAGCCGCCAAAGCCGTTAAGCTCCTCCATAACGCATTGTTCGATTTTGCGGAGGCACGAGGCTACTGGATGGTCATGTCAACGGGTTCCCATTTTGACGAGGAGCATCGTTTCACTAAGCTGCTGGAGCGCTTCGGATGGGAGCGTCGCGGGTACATCGCAATGCGAAAAACGCGCAGCTACAGCCCGGAGTTGGCCGCCACGGGCATTTTCCAGAAACCCAGGCCGTCGGGATTGGCCAGCCGGAAAATCGCACACGGCTAGCCTCTGGCACCGTCTCGACGCACTTCGAGAGTTGCCCGGCGCGGCCCTCTATTTTTGCCTCTACCCTGGTCTCGGATTCAATTCAAACGCCACAGACGCGTTGACTGTCGAGGCCGGATTTTTTCAAGGAATCGCAAACTGCGGAAGGATAACGTTCAATGAAAACTAATTGGTCGATTACGGACAGATTCAAGAGAAGCGAATGGCCAGGAGATGCAGCCGATAGGCTTGATCCGATCCTGATGCATGCTGTATTTCGCCTACGCGACAGAGTGCCTTCCTGGTGCGCCATGACGCCGTCTCCTCTGTATGAAGGACACATTCGTGAAAAAGGAGGAGGCAGTCGCCATTCCACGAAGGGAGGGGAAAGACTTTCTGACGCAACTGATTTGTTTCTGCCGTCTTGGAAAGCCGCCTTTTTGGTTTGGCAGGAAGCACAGCAGATGCGCTTCGGCGGGATTGGACTTTACACGGACACAGTGTTGGGAGGAGAACCTACTCCGATGCTTCACTTAGACATGCGACCCGGACGGCTGATGTGGGTACGTGACGAGACTCACGGCTACGTCTATTTCGCGGCCAACCCACGACTGTTTTTTGAAATCTTGTCAAAATAAAACGCGGGAAATAGGGTATCTTATATGAAGAAACATCAAAACCTCTAATGAAGGAAATTGATATGCTAGTTCCCGTTTATTACGTTGAAGTGAAAGGCTTTGAATGTGCTTTTGTTGATCTAATAGAGAGCTGGGATGGTAGCTACTATGGTGAGACCAACGTCAAGGTCCACACCGGCCCAAGCCGTGAAGTAGTGGCAGGCTCAGCGACCTTGGAAGGTACTTGGCTTGAGCGGACAGTTGCGATAGTCTCGGTTCCGTCCATCGCCGATACTACTGGTTGCACCTGCCATCTCACCTCAGATGTGTGCGACTTCTGTAATTACACACATGAAGAGTACCTTTCAGACAGTCACGTGTGAATCAGTTGGCACCTTCGGGTGCCTTTAAAATCAAAATGAGGAGACATGACATGAAAAAGTTTCTAATGAAGTTCGGATGGTCCGGCAAAGTTGTGGACGGAGTCACCGTCGGTTCGGTGTGCGTCGCGGGGACATATGTAGGCCTCAACCTCGAAGATTTCGCTTTCTTGATGAACTGACAGAAGGATATAGGCATGGCTACGGATTACGTAAGTGCGGTACTGCTCTCTGCAGATGCAGGCGTACCTCTCTTGTATCACAAGAAGAGAGGCATCATCACTCTGCCCACCGGCAAAGTGGACGAAGGCGAAACTCCCGAGGAGGCCTGCAGAAGAGAGATGGAGGAAGAGCTGGGCGTGAACGTCACTCACATGACGCTTTCGCACACGACTCAACACAGGTCACCCAAAGGAAATCCGTACTTAGGATGGCATTTCGTCTGCAACTACGAAGGGTATTTGGTGAACAACGAGTCCGCCAAACACGAGATAGTTGTGGAAGATGAACTTTCGTGGGCGGACGCCTGGAACGTATTAGCCAAGAGGGAACCAGCATGAGTGGATACGAGGAAGGGCTGCCGATGTTAGAAGACTTTCCGACTTTGCACGACGCGCACGAATATGTGAACGCCGTCATGTGTGCAGTCGACAACGTGCCGGAAGTTGAAAACGTAATTAACTTAATCGAAGAAATGGAGCGTGACGTATGTTTAAATTTCTAGGGTATCTTTTGGTGTTTTGTGTGGTGCTCATGAACGGTGTTGCATTCCTGGGGGCGCAATGAGAGCTTACGTGTATCCGGTGATCGCGCTGCTACTGATTACTTTCGCAGTGTCTTGCATGGCACCGCCCGAAGTAGTCCTGGCAGTGCAGGAAGGGACGTCGAAACTGTCTTGTAAGTTCCAAGACGGATGGCGGGAGATCCCCCGAAACCAAGTAGTGGATCTGGTTGAGGGCGAATGGATCTTCACAAACGGTTCCGCAAGCAATTGCACCGTTGAGTAATTGCGGAAAAAGCGGTATCTTATATGAAGAGCAAAGATACCTCCAACCCAAAGGAAATAAAAATGCAAATTCTTCTGATCATTTTAATCGTGTTTGGTATTGTAAACTTAGGACTGAACATTGTCTCAAAGACGACTGCGCTCTTTGATGACGTAGCGGAAGCAAAAGAGAAAAAAGACACCACTGAAAAGGAAAAGTCATGAGCATCGTCGGAGTGATCGTAGGGGTTATTTTGTTTCAACTGATTAAAATCCGAATCAAAATGGCGAAAATGGAGAAAGAAGAAAAGCTCGCTCTCAATGATGAGAGTGAGAAAACGCAGGCTGAATAGTCTGCTTCATAGGCGGGAGTGGCCGCCAAACAGCAAAGGTGACTTATGCTAATCGTAGGTGTTGTATTCGCAGTGATCGGACTGATCTTTGTAATAAAATTGATCAGCAAATATAATGGCAAGGTAACTAAGGAAGCCGTCGAGACCAATTTCGGAAGGTTGGCCATTGCGCTGCTCGCATCTTTTGCGGCGGCGTATATGTACGCTCCCGCCATCTTTGGCTTGGTCCTTCTCACATCCAGCAGTGTGCTCAAAGCGGCAGTGGTGGGCGTGGTCGGTTGGGCCGCGACCGTCGCTCTGTCAAAAATCGCAGGATACATCAAAGGGAAGATAATGTCAGGTGCTTAATATCCTATGTTACACATTCGTCGGAAACAGTAAAGCAGGCGTAAAAACAGACGCAAAAGCAGGTGCGAAAGCAGACACAAAAGTAGGCGCGAACCCTTGCGCCGAACCTTTTTTACCGGCCTCGCAATGGATATACACTGTTAAGAAGCTGGACCCCAGGCGATTGATGGACATGGAAGCACACCATTTTATGGGGAGCAATTGGGTCGGCACTAAGGTGTTTGAAATAGCAGACTTAGACGCCGAGTCAGGCGTTCCTATATTTGTGAAGGAGTCAGTTTATGGACAGTTGAAAAGTCACATACTTCCTTATATGGAAGTGTTTTAATCCGCTCGTCGCACTTCCCTAACGGGAGGTGTGACGGGCGAACCTGAAAAATTTTTTCTTTTATTGGTGGGAATACTTTGCAAAGTCGATCATTTTTTGAAACAGTGTTATCTATATTAGCATTTCTTTGTTTCATTAAGTTCAAGATAGACGTTGCAATGTTACTTGTCTTTATACTATACTTGTTACGAAAAGGTCGCTAACTCTAAGAGACCCCGACGTCGAGGAAGAAAATGCGTAACAAAATCTTTAGTAATTTAAGCCTAAGAATCGATACTGAAATCTCGCATAGAATGCCTATAAAATATCTGAAAGGCATAGAGTTGGAGAAACATGTCAACGACATAATCGGGATAGTGTACCTATACACGAGACCTAAGAAAAGTGTACACCCCGCCGCACAGTTTACCTTTTTGACAGAAATTGTTTGCGCTATTGGTAAAAAACTAATGTCCAAAGAGCGTCTGAAAAAAGACTCAGCGCTTGCGGCTAAGACTGGAGCTTTCGTTCTATATACTTTTGAAGAACTCGAGCTCATTAAAGTCGTGAAAGGCAAAGGCAGTAAAGGCCATCAAGTTTACATCGTTGAAACTGTGAATGAAGCCGCCATCGTCAACCTATGGTCTCAGCTTCCACCGGCCACTCTTGAAAAACTGCCTTCGTTAACGCCTTACAAGCCGTGGGATAGTTTTCGCCATCCGACAGGAGCATTGCTCGTAAAAACTAATCACAAAATACGTGAGTCACTAACTCCAGAAAACCATCCTCTGGTTTTTGAGTCGATTAACAGGTCTCAAAAAGTAGGTTGGAGAATTAACAAAGAGCTGTATGAAGTACAAATTTGGGCTTTTCGAAATCGAGCTGACGCCTTTTCCGACATATGGAAAGCGCACAGTTCAGAAGCCCGCTCGACAAAAGTGAGAGAAACGAAAGCAATTAGCGGCATCGCTGAAAAGTTTTTGAATGACACCTTTTACCACCTCTACTACATGGATTTCAGAGGCAGAAAATACGTATCCACAGCGTATCTGAACGAACAGGGCTCCGATCTGGCCAAGGGGCTGCTTCTTCGCGATGATGAAAAACCCATCGGAGAGTCAGGCTTCTTTTGGCTTTGTGTGAGCATCGCGTCAAATTGGGCCGGAGACGCGGGAAGAGAAGATGAGTTGAAGACCGATAAAATCCCATTGAAAGATCGCTATATGTGGGTGATCGACAATGAAGAGATCATTGTGTCTTACGCAAAGAATCCCAAGGTAAATCAGGGATGGATGCAGGCTGATAAGCCTTGGCAATTCTTGGCGGCCTGCTTTGAGCTGCTTAACTTTCGAACCCATCAGATGGGCGATGAGAGTGACTACTCCTACGCTTCTGGATTGGAAGCTTACATAGACGGCACCACAAACGGCAGCCAGCACTTATCTGCCCTCATGTTGGATGAAGAGACAGCGCCTCTCGTGAATCTCGTTCCGTCTGAGTTGCCGGGAGATTTGTACATGTACGTTGCCTTTCACATGTGGGCAGAGCTCAAGGCCACAGTGGACGAGATGTCAGTGAGAGCCAAGAAAAGTCTAGAGAAGTGCATTGACAATCTGACGGAGATGAAGAAGCAAATAAACGCAACAGAACTGAGGAGTGAAGCCAGGCAGGAATTGGTGGAAAGGTACCGAAAGTACAAAGAGAAGAATAGAGAGCTCATAAAAAGAGCTTCTCCTGTCTTCTGGTTACGGGTCCTGGACGACAAGCATAAGCGGAAAATAGTGAAGAGAGGCACGATGACTCTTCCTTACGGAGCCAAGCCTTACGGACTGGGCGAGCAAGTGATAGCCGACTCCAAAAAGCACAACATTGATATCTTGCTCTACATGGAACACACCTGGGGAGCCTATTTAGGAAGAGAACTTTTTGCGGTCTGTACCAAATGTCTGGAGAGGCCAATGCGGTTGCTTTCCACATTTGAAAAGGCGGGTAAAGATGCCGAGCGGGCCGGAGAATTTCTTTCCTGGAATGTGCCCATCACCGATTTCCCCGTTGTGCAACACTACATAGAAGGAGAAGTGAAAAAGACTTGGGTCCAATACGGGCCACCAGAAGGCCCTCGCCTGAATACAGGGTATTTCAAAAATACCTATCAATTATCGATATCTTATTTGGAGAATCCGGTACCCTCGAAAAACAAACAGTCGCAAGGCGCTGCCCCGAATATCATCCACAGCCTGGACGCCGGGCATTTGACATTGACAGTTTGTCGATCTGACGAACACATCACAACCGTGCATGACTCTTACGGAACGTTGCTCTGTGACATGGACAACCTCTTCAGAAATGTGAGGGAGTGTTTCGTGGAGCTTTACGCACAAAACCCTCTGGAGCGGATTTTCAAAGACATAGAAGCGGACATCAGTTCGGTGGACAAAGGGACTCTGGACTTGTCGTTGATTCTTGACTCGGAGTATTGTTTCTCATGATCATCATGAAGTCACTCGAAGATATAGAAGCGCTGAAAGACCTGGAAGTGAAGGCAATCGCGATGAAACAGTATAACCTCTGTTTCAAAGAATTCATAGAAGACCCTGATGAAGATTTCACGATGGACCGAATGGGACATCTCGTGTATATAGAAACGTCGGAAGAGTTGACAAAGGAGCATAAAGAAGTTGAGCTTTTGAAAGAGACGGGCTACATGTTCAATTTCTTCAGTTTCGGGCATGACGAACTTTTCATTGGATGGGAGTACGCCGAAAAAAGCGGCAACGTATGGCAGGTGTTGGTGTTGGTCAATGATGAGTTTGGAAGAATATTTCTTTTCAAAGATAACCTGGCGATGCCACTTGAACTCAGGAAGTGTCTGGAAGAGTACGATTCTGAGTAATGTGAAAGTGACATGTGAATCAACGAGCCCGTTAAATTAACCCCGCAACGGGCAATTTATCAATTCAAAAAATGACTAAGGCAATTGTATGATCCTCAAGAACTGTGAAATCTGGTACCCACACCTCGATCCCGCACGTCCTAACGGAAGATTTGACAAGAAGCGCCCGCAGTGGGACATTCAGATGCGGACCCGGTCCAAAGAACAAAAAGCAGAGTGGCAGGCGGCGGGTCTGAACGTCAAGCCGAAAGAAGACGAAGAGACAGGTAAGCTTTTCTACACCACCAACCTGCGTCGTCGTTCAGTAAAATCGGACGGCACCGAAGCGACCTGCCCCGATCTTATCGACGGTAAAATGAACGCGGTCGACCCGAGAACCGTGGGAAATGGCTCCATCGCCAACGTTCGTATCTTCCAGTACGAGCCTCCGCAGACTGACGACAACTCCGCCAAAATCGGTAACGTGCTGATGGGCGTTCAGCTGACCACTCATATCATATATGAGCCCAAGCCTATGGAAGATAGAGAAGACTTCGAAGAAGAAGAAACAAAAGTTGTGGGTGAACAGAAGCCCGCCACGGAAGACGATGCAGACCACCGAGCCGATGACAAGTTCACACCGGCGTCAGACTCCGACAAGGCTCGCGAAAATTCAAAATTCTGAGGCGACAATGAGATACGCTATCGACGTAATGAAAAGACAATCCGACGGAGAGTATAAGAGAGTGGCCACCACGACAGATCCGCACTTAACTGACGCCATCAGCGATGCGCACTTCGCCAACGCCGAAGAATTGTTCAAGGCGCATATCATTCATGTCACTGATTTTGATGAGAACAAGTCTTTCGCAAAACATGACTTTTCATCTTACGAAGGCTGGATAGAGGGTCTTCAGCGGAGCCACGCTTGGCTTCCTCGCCCCAAAGCTTCCCCGGATGATGAAATCCAGAAGCACGTGAATCCGAGTCACTACAGAGGCTTGCTGGAAGGAATGCCAGACTTCGGCTGGCTGGACATTGAGAGCAGGCGGCCTCTGTTTCGTGAGCCCGCCAAGTTCATCGCGGCAGTGGACCTGCAAGAAAGCAAGTACATGATGCGTCTCGGCCAGAAAGACAATGAATTACAAGAACGTAAAAAGAGCCTGTTTTACAAAGCCTATTGTATCTTGTATATAGAGAACGGCGGAAAGCCTATCAAAGCAGATCTTGTGCACGAGTGGATGAGCAAGATGCCCAAGATGCCGGGCAAGTGCATGTAATAAGTAAAGGAGCGGGAGGCGAAAGTCTCCCCTTTTAATATGTCAAAATACTTATTTGATATTGAAACCGACGATCTTCTCGACAACTGCACCCGATGTTGGATCGTGTATTTGCTAGATTTAGACACAGGAGAAAAGAGCCATTATCTTGAAAACGACTTAGGTTGGAAAGAAAAGCTGAAGAAAGCTGAATTGGTCGTGGGCCACAACGTAATCGGCTTCGATTTGAGAGCACTGAAGAAACTGTTCAAATTTGAGTTAAATCTCTCATGCCGAATCCACGACACAATGCTGATGAGCCAAGTCCTCAATTACAAAAGATTCGGAGAAGACGGTCACAGTCTCAAAGTGTGGGGCGAGTTCTTGAATTTCCCCAAAGGTGACTTTCACGACTTCTCTCAGTACACGCCAGAAATGTTGACCTACTGCGAGCAAGATGTCGATTTGAACCACGAAGTCTATAAAATCGTGATCCAAGAGCTTGAAGGTCTCACGGCAGAAAATAATAAACTGATTCCTTACATGCGCGCCGAACACGCCATTGCCAAATGGACCGCATCTTCGATAGAACACGGATGGCCCTTCGACGTGGCCGCCGGGAAGACACTCTTTGCTGAGCTGGAAGAAATCAAAGACGCCACCACAAAAACGCTGGAAAGTAAGCTGGGGACTAAAGTCGTCGCCAAAGACGCATGCAAAGGTGTGGTCGACGTGAAGCTGCCCAAGTGGGTCAAGAACGGCAATTACGACGCACACACGGCAAACTGGTTCGGAATCGATCCTGAAGAGGGTCAAGAAGACGCAGGCAGAATTGTCGAGGGTGAGTATTGCAGGGTGGAGTTCAAGCCTCTCAAGCTGAGCTATTCGGGAGACGTCAAGGTCTTTCTGTACCGTCAGGGATGGGTACCGAGTCAATGGAACTTTAAGCTGAATCCCGTGACTTTTGAGAAGACCAGGACTTCCCCTAAAATCACAGAAGACTCTTTGGAATTCCTGGGAGGTGACGGTAAACTGTATCTGGAGTACTTGACGATCGTGTCCAGGTTCGGAATACTAAAAACATGGCTGGAAAATGTGGGAGAAGACGGCTGTCTGAGAGGGGACTGCTTCACAATCGGCACACCGAGTATGCGAGCACGCCATAAGATCATAGTGAATGTTCCTTCCGGCACTTCAGTTTACGGACCTGAAATGCGTCGGCTGTTCATGTCCAAGCCGGGCTGGAAGATGGTGGGCTGTGACTCTTCAGGCAACCAAGCCAGAGGACTGGCCCATTATTTGAACAACCCCGAGTTCACGGACATCCTGCTGAACGACGACATCCACACCTATAACGCAGGCAAGCTGGATGCCGTACTGGCCGAGATGGGAATTGATTGGTCGCAATACCTGATCAACCAAGGCGCTGAGGCTGATGAAGAGCACACGCTGGAAGAAGTCTTGGCAAGTAAAAAGAGAGGCGCTGCCAAAAGAATCTTATACGCCTTCCTGTTTGGAGCCTCCGGAGGAAAACTCTGGGGCTACATCTTCGGCCAGCAGAACGATAAACGCGGCAACACTCTCAAGAAAGGCTTCACCAAAGCCGTGCCAGGCTTCAAGGATTTGTTGGAGAAGCTGGAGCGTGTCTTCGGAAAAACCAAGAGAGACAACGGCGGGAAAGGGTTCATACCTTCAATAGCGGGCACCCGCATTTACGTAGATTCCAAACACAAGCTTCTGGTGTACCTCCTCCAATCTTTGGAGAAAATCACTTGCGCCGGTGCTTGTCTGTTGTTGACGCAATACCTCGAAGAAGAGGGCATCCCCTACATCCCTTCAATATTTATGCACGACGAGCTAGACTTCCAGGTACCGGACGAGTATGCTGAGAGAGCTGCCGAATTAGGCGTCAAAGCCTTTCAGGAAGGACCCAAGCTGTTTGGTGTCACAATAATGGACGGCAACGGAAAAATTGGATTAAACTGGATGGATATTCACTGATGAGCGATATACTGGACGAATGCTGTTCTTGCCGTTTAAACCCTCCCTGCAATTTCTGCTTGGAGACTTATGCATGCGAGTGCTGCGGCACTCGCGTCGAAGCGGCAGAAGAGCTGCAGAGGGCTGCGGAAGCCCTGAAGTGCAATGAATGTTTTATGAGGGCAGAATAGATGGAAAGACTTGTACATATCATAGGCGAAGATCCGAACGCTTACAGGTTAACCTGCTGCGACACAGATGCCGAATTGGCACTTTTGGAAGGGTACTGTGTGACGGTGAATGCGGGAGCTGCCGAGCTGTCTGAGTTCCTGATGATTTCCTCAAAGGAAGCCGAAGATCTGATAAGAACACTGCACCTGAAGTCCTTGTGTGAAGCCATGGCCGAATTGAACAGCGGGACACTCGTATGCAAGTGATCGTGGCAGGAGGTCGCAGGTTTAAAGACTATCTATTATTAGAGCGGTTCTTAGACCACTGTTTAGCGGAGGAACAGAGCACATGCTTAAGATTGCTGACAAGAAAAACTTGCCAACACGTATCATCTACTATTAGAGGCTCTCATGACAAAAATAGGAATAGTTGACGGAGACGTCTTGTGTTACGGGGCTTGTGACGGCCCCTGGCGTAAGAAGCTTGAGTACTGGAAGAAGTGTGGCTTGGACACGGATGAATTGAAAGGGCTCGGAACTATACCGGGATACCTCCCAGACAAAGACCCCGAAATGTTTGAACAATGCTGGAGAGCTTTCAAAGAGTTGCTAAAAACCTCTTTAGAGGCTGCGTACTGTGATGACCACGTGATGGCAGTGAAGCACGGCAAGTCTTACCGAGACGACATCTACTGCGATTACAAGAGAGATCGGGGCAAGTGGAGTATTTACAACCCTTTTGTTCAAATGGTGAGGAATCGCGCTGTTGAGGAAGGACTGTCCATCTTCGCCACAGACAAAGAAGCCGACGACTTGATACGAATGTGGGCCGAGGAGTTTCAAAAGTACGAAATAGATCACGTCATCATTTCCGTCGATAAAGACCTCTGGTGTATCCCCGGACTCCACTTCAATCCCAAAAAGAAAACGTTCAAAAACATCACTCTTGAAGAAGGCATGTGGCATTATTACGGCCAACTTCTCTCCGGAGACCCCACCGACTTTATTCCGGGGCTGCCCGGCATCGGTCCCAAAACAGCTATGGAAATGATTGAGGGACTGCCGACGGAAGAGGACTGTCAAGAAGTGGTCGTGTCCATGTACATCAGCAAGTTTGAAGATAATTGGTTGGACTACTTGCTTTCCAACGGTAAAATGATTCACATTCAAAGGAGCTGGAATGACCACTTCGTCGTCAGAGATTGGCCGATTGTGCGAGAGCTGGTATAAAAATGATCAGATCTTTTTCCTGAACAACACAAAGTTTTCCTTCAAAAGCAGAACCGGCAAGTTAGCTTACGAAGTCTATTGCGAAGAAGGCGCTTGGAGCGGAGTGTTTGACCCTGACATGCTGACGTTGTTCGTCTATTTCACGAAGAGCACGATGCCGGTGAAAAGCGTTAGCTTAACACGTGACAAAAAACAATGATGCCTTCCGATTTCTACATCGGCAGAGGTTCAAAATGGGGCAACCCGTTCATTATAGGCAAAGATGGTGACCAAAATGAAGTCATACGCAAATACAGAGAACGGTTTGAAAATTTGAGAGCAGAGGGCTCTATTACTGACCGCGATTTGATAAGACTCCGAGGCGGACGACTGGGCTGTTACTGCTCACCGTTGGCCTGTCATGGTGGCGTCTTGGTAGAAGCAATAGAAGCGCTCGTAAAAAAGCGAGAGAGGAATGTCTTTTAGAATAAGTGCGCCGAAAGGCTTCACACCTTCTTCACCAGACTTCAACAACGGACATTGGAAATTCCCTCAACAAATGGGAAAGGCCGCCGGTTTTGTTTACTTGATCCACGACAAGATACTCGACAGATTTTACATAGGCAAGAAACACTACAGGACTCCGAAAGGAGTTGAAACAGACTGGCGCAAGTATACGTCCTCCTCCAATATTGTCAATGCATTGATAGAAAGCTCCTCCAAAGACGGCTTTGATTTCTTTTGCTTGGAGGAGTATCAAAAAAGAGGTGCCGTGGGATACGCCGAGACATGGTCACTTTGTTATGTTGAAGCACCAACCACCGAAAAGTGGTACAACGCCAGAATTGAAAAGGTGAGTTGGAGAGTCAGTGAGACCATAACCCAACGCCACAAAGACCGCCTCACGGCAATTCTTTCTAAGGAGAAACCGGATGTTTAAGAAACTTTTCTTTGTAATAATGGCCTTCGCGAGCCTCGTAGCTTTGCTCTATTCCGGCACAATGCTGAGCTTAGAGTACTTTGAGATCGTGGGCAGCGAAGGTCTGGCCAATATCAAGCTAATGCTTTCCGCCTTTGTGTTGGGTGTGTTCACCAATCTTCTGAGGTAGAGATGGGCAAAATAGTCAAGAAGGACCAACCCTGTCTTGTCTGTCCCTCCTCAGATGCTCGACAGGTTTATGAAGATGGAGGGTCAAAGTGCTATTCCTGTGATCGCTACTTCTCGTCGAAGAGTAAACAAGTTGAAAAGGCTCCCGGAAACCCTTCAGCGCTGCGAATCAAGAAAGTGCAGCCCGAAGAAATCGCCGAATACGCAACGCGGGGTTTCGAGGCGAGAGCTATAACAAAAGCAGTGTGCGCACATTACGGCGTGAAAGTCTCTTACAACAACGACGGTAACATTGATCATCATTACTACCCTTACGAAGGCGTCAAAAAGTACAAGATAAGGAGACTGCCCAAAGAGTTTTCTTGGACACCGACCGGTTCCGATGAGCTGTTCGGTCAAAGACTGTTCAGCGGCGGCGGAAAGAGACTGATCATATGCGAGGGCGAGTGTGACACACTGGCCGTCGCCGAAGCCTCCTACGCCAAGTATAACAAGTTTTACCCGATTGTCGGCATGTCCTCATCCGCAATGGCGGACAAGCTGGTCGAGCAGAGAGCCTGGATAAGATCGTTCAAAGAAGTTGTCATATGTTTCGATGAAGATGACGCCGGATATAAAGCGCAGAAGATTGCCGCCAAAATAATCGGTTATGATAAAGTCAAGATGACAAAGTTGCCCAAAGGTGACGCGAACGAGGTTCTCGTAGAAGTCGGCGCACACGAGCTCATGGTGTGTATTTTTGAAGCTGCTTCTTACACTCCTGCAGGTATCATCAAGAAAGACGCCATATGGGCCGCGATAGAAGCCGCAGATAAGGTTCTCTCAATCCCTTACCCGCCCTGCTTAGAAGGACTGAACGCTAAAATAAAAGGAATGAGAGGCGGTGAGATCGCTCTGTTCATCTCCGGCACAGGCTCGGGCAAATCCACTTTGATGCGAGAGATAATGCTCCACATCAGGATGACGACTGAAGAAAGAATCGGAGTGGTGAGCCTGGAAGAGTCACCCGGTGAGACCGGCAAGATGCTGTCTGCTATGGCACTGAACAGAAATCGAGCCAATGAGGAAATACCTCTGGATGAGTTGAAAGTAGGTTTCGACTCTGTATTTGAAGGCGATAGGTTTGAATTGCTGGATCACCAAGGTTCCGTGAACGACGGCAGCGTCATCGACCGTTTGGAATACATGTGTCTCGTGGGCTGCACCAAAATATTCGTTGACCACATCACCATCCTGGCCTCGGAAGGCGCAGAGCATTTGCAAGGGAATGAAGCGCAAGATAAGATAATGAACGATCTGTTGCGTCTGGTGAAAAAGTATCCGGAAGTGTGGATAGGTCTGGTATCACATTTGAGAAAGACGCCCAACGATAAGAAGTCATTCGAGGAAGGTCGTCTGCCGTCTCTCGACGACATAAAGGGCTCAGGCTCAATAAAGCAGATTGCCTTCGACATAATTGCGTTCGCCAGAAATATGACGGCGGACACAGTATCTGAACAGAACTCGATAAGCATGTCTGTGTTAAAAGCACGAACGATAGGTCTTACGGGCAGAGTCCCCGGAGTCAGATACTTGCCTGAATCGGGCAGGATGCAGGCTCTGGATGAGATCATAGAACAAGCCGAGAGCAGAATAAAGAAAGGAGCAAATGAAGATGATTTCACAAGTCTTAGCGGAAATGCTGAAGGCTCTAAAGTCGAAGCCATCGACATCCTCTGAGTTGTGTCCTTTTTGTAAAAGTGACGCGCTGGTCGGGATGACGTCAGTAGACAAGAAAGTATGTGTGGACTGCGGAGAGTCGTTCAAATGGGAACTTAAGAAGGGTCAGCCTTCTCTCTTAATCAAAAATCGAAAGGGGTGATAAACAACATGGGTCATTTTTCAAATTCCGAAGAAATCTTCGATGCAATCGAATATGTTGCGGAAGAGCCTTCCACTAAGCAAAAAGAAATGCTGTTGGCTGAATTCCTCAGCGATGACTACTTTCGAATGGTGATCACCGCCGCGATGGATCCTCTGGTGACCTACGGCGTGCTCAAAACCCCGCAGGTGCCCTCCGGGCATGAGCACTTCGACGTCGGCACCTGGAGGACACTGGGAGACCTCTCGAAGCGCACGCTGACAGGCCATGCGGCGCATGAGGTTCTGACGGACGAACTTGAAGCGTTGGAGGCGTCTTCGCAAGAGCTATTCAAAAGAATATTGAATAAAGACCTCCGCGCCGGAATCGGAGTGGCTATCGTGAATAAGGCGGCCAAGAGAGTTTTCGGAAGAGGCATTATCCCGGACTTCCCTTATCAGCGTTGTTCTTTGCCCAAGCACGTGAAGCTCAATGAGTGGCCGTGGAAAGAGGGCGTCGACAGTCAGGTTAAGATGGACGGCATGTTCGCCAATCTGAGCATCCCCGCCGACACCGGCCTGCCGACGCAGCTGCACACGAGAAAAGGACAGGAGTTTGACATCACCGGTTCTGCGTGGCAAACGCTTAAGCGAGAGCTGGTGTTGTTGCAAGGGGGTACGCGTTACTCGGGGGAGCTGGGGATCATTCGCGGAGGTGTTCTGATGCGAAGAAAAGCCAGCAATGGTATCTTCAACAGTCTCCTCAAAGGGCGTGACGAATTGCCTGAAGGCTGTTCCGTCACTTACACCATCTGGGATGCAATCCCTCTGAGCGCCGCAGCAGACGGTGTTTACGAAGTCCCTCAAGCCAAACGTATGCAAGATCTTCGGAACATTCTCCTCTTCTTAAATTTGTCCGTGATCTCTCTTGTGGAGAGCCGCATCGTCTTTTCTTATGAAGAGGCACAGGAACATGCGGAAGAAGTTATTCTCTGGGGCGGCGAAGGCACTATCTTTAAGCATCCTCACGGAATCTGGAAGAAAGGAACTTCACGCTTCGAAGTCAAAATTAAGGCAGAACACGAAGCCGATCTGCGCATGATAGAGCTCACTCCAGGCACCGGTAAAAACGAAGAGCTCTTCGGTTCCGTGAGATGCGGAACCGACGATGGACTGGTGTATGTGGATGTTTCGGGCTTTTCCGACAAAATGAGGGAAGACATTCACAAAAACTGGTACGAAGTCTATGAAGGGAAGCTTATGGAGGTGACGTTTAACGAGTTGATCAATGCCAAAACCCGCGAAACGTTTTCTTTGTTCTTGCCGAGATTCAGCGACTTTCGGTTTGATAAAGACGACACCGATACCCTGCAAAGCATAAGGGCCATGGCGTGATGCAACACAAAAACAGCGACAGCTGGCAACTTGCGCCGCGAGGTCGCACAGAAGCAGGTGACGAGTGGCTTGTCAACAAAGATTTGTGTGTTGAGTTGAAAGGCGATGACACACGCACATGGTTAACCGAAAGTGAGCTTAACCCAGAGCGAGAGCAACTAACCATGCATAAGTTTAAAACATCCTCCGGCCACACATGGAGCGTATGCACTGACGGACATGTGCACGTCGAAACAAATGAAGGCACCCTTTGCTTAGATTCTCTAGATGTCTTAGCTATGGACGCAATGCTATCGGACTCAGACCCACAACTTAAGGACTCTAAATGCGACCTAAGACCAACACACAATTTGTGAGAGATTTGATGGAGTTCAGCGACTACGGCGCAATGGCGCAAGTGGCCGTAATTGAAGGACTCCGCTTCTACACCCAAATGGTTGTGGCGTCTCCTCGTCCCGAAAAAGGGCCTGCGGGACAGATGATTGATCAGCAGTTCTGGTGGGACACAAACGCGGACTTGCACCGACAGATCATGGAAAGGCTTTATCCTGAGCATCACAAAGAGATTCAGAAGACCCTGGCCGAACGTGAGGGGATGGAAAGTGCGGGAAAGCTGGTGGAATCACTGGTCATCCTGGACGAGTGGAAGAAAAGAAAAGATGATTAGGTAAACAACGAGTCGATGGCGAGCCCGTAACAGATTCAGAAACTATTGCAGACGTTCAAATCGCCACAGGGTGGGTGCCCGCTCTATTAAAATGTTCAATAAATTTGGAGGCTGCCCTCAAGAAGAAAGAAATAAATCTGTGAACACCGCCCCTTTCGAGGGGCTTTAAAATCAAAAGGAGAAGAATCATGGCCACACACATCGCCAGAGCCGCCAGAGACTACTTGATGTTGACCGTACCGAAGATGTCAGACGACTTTCACAAGGAAAATGCCAAATGAAGCTGGATACAGCAACAAAGGTAAAAGCAATTCGGGAGGCCGGATTTGTCAGCCGGTGCCACGCGAAAACTCTTTTCAGAGAGTACTCAGTGGGACACCACAGTTTTAATATGATGGCGCTGCTCTCAATTTTGCACCCCGAGCCCTCGGCGGAGCTGTATCGAGCAATCCTCTGGC